ATAAAGATTGACACCATATTTCTCCATCAGCGTGCATATCATTATCACCTAATTTACCTGCAGCTGTGTCTATATCGTTTCCGACAACCACCACTCTTTGAACAATCCAATATGTATTATCAGTAAAACCCGTTGGGTCTTTCTCTTGTTTTAATTCTGCGAAATGTGCCATTTTTTTACTCCTTAAAATTTATATTTATAATTTATTTTTAACTTACAGTCAACGTCCCAGAGACAGTAAATGTAGCAATTTTATCTCCACCTGGATGTGTAGATGTTGAATTTGTTCCTGGTGATACTGCAAAAGTAGCGGAACTTGGACCCCTAACTACAACAATACCTGATCCACCTGTTCCACCAGGTTGATCATAACCACCACCTCCACCACCGCCTGTATTAGCTGATCCTGATTGAGCTGCAGGAGAATTAGGAGATATACCACCTGCTCCACCTCCACCTGCTCCACCTGAAGCTGGAGAATTTGCTGATGCTCCACCTCCACCACCAGCGTATGAAACATCTGAACCTGTAATTTCATTAGGAGCACCTGCTCCTCCAGAACCTCCTGTAGGTGTTGAAGTGGACCCTCCAGCTGCGGTAGCACCACCACCTCCACCACCAGCAATAGCACCACTTGCTCCTGATCCACCATTATTTCCTTGTGGAGGATCAACAGGGGGTGTATTACCTGATCCGCCAGGTTGTCCTGGGAATGGGCTTGATCCAGGTGTTCCACCACCTCCACCAGATCCCCCATCTCTACCTGTAGAATTAGTTCCAAATGCTCCACCACCTCCACCACCAGCAGATGTTATTGTTGAAAATATTGAATTAGTTCCATCATTTCCATTAGTGTTAGAAGATCCACTTCCACCTGATCCTCCGGCACCAACTGTAATCGTGTATTGTCCTCCCTCTATTACTAAAGCAGAACCTTGTAATGGACTTGGTCCAAAACCAGCAGCTCTATAACCTCCAGCTCCAGCACCTCCAAAGTTTCCACCACCGCCACCACCAGCTACTACTAAATAATTTAAAGAAAATAAAAACTTTGGCCATGTTCCATCATTAATTTTATCTAGTTGTTCTTGCATTGACCAAACTCCAGATGCTTTATCTAATTCTTTTACTACTACAACTCCTGAACCTCCAGCTCCACCACCACTAGGTGCAGGATCGTATTCAGCTCCACCACCGCCACCACCTGTATTAGCAGTTCCAGCACAAGCTGATCCAGGTCCTTTTCCAGCTCCACCACCGCCAGGTCCAGCAGCACCACCAGTTCCACCGCCAACAGCAGGTACGTTCGCACCGCCGCCACCACCACCAGCTATTACGCCACAAACTCCGACACTAGTTCCAAAAGTTGGAGAAATATCTAAACCATTTCCACCAGCACCACCATCTCCACCACTTCCTGATTGAGTACCATTTCCTCCGACGCCACCAGCACCACCACCACCGCCAGCAGCCTGAAAATAAGTTGAAGGTGTATTACCACCATCGTTTCCTTGAGAAGGACTTGTTGGAGGTGTATTACCATCTCCACCTGAAGAAGCACCTCCTGGACTACAAGCAGCTCCTCCACCACCTGAACCACCATCTAAACCATTTTGTTGTGGACTAGGACTTCTGATACCACCTGCCCCACCACCTGTAGATGTATAAGTTGTTCCACCAGCAACTAAAACTGAATTAGAACCACTATTAGCATTAGCTGCTCCACCTGCTCCAATTGTTGCAGGAATAGAACCACATGCATTTAAATTTGAAAATTGTCTTAAACCTCCAGCACCACCTCCGCCACTAGAACCTCCGCCACCACCAGCTACGACAGCAGCATCAATTATTTTAGTTCCTGGTTGTAATGATATACAACCTGTTGATGTTTTTTTTGTAATTGTATTTTTACCGAAAGACGTTTTGTTTGTTGGTCCTATAATTCCGCCATTAGCCATAGCCTATAAAACCTCCTACGCGTCGTCTATAACTTCATATGAAACGAAAAGTGTTAAATCTGAAGCTGCACTTGCTCCACCTTCTAATACGTCACCCTCTTCTAAATAGATAGGTGTATCTAATAAAACTAAAACCGCATCAGCCGGAACTGAAACAGTGCTAGCTATTTTAAATAGAGCCCCAGATACAGATGATCCTGTTGCTGCTGAAGTTCTTGTTGCTTTATCAACTGCTACAGTCACATCAGCTGCATTTGTTCCATCAATATTTGCAACTGAAATTCTATTAATTTTTACTAATTTATCTGATGCTACAGTTATTAAAGCTGTAGTAGTAGTTGTGCCCAATTGAAAACCTTGGGACTCACCTATAATTGATGATACCGATACTATATTTGGTGCTGCCATAATTTACTCCTTTTAACCGAAAACGATTGCCATTGCAATAGCTTTTCCTGTTGTTGCTGGTGAAGAATCAAAGGTTAATTGACCAATTCCAGTGGTTCCTGACCCAGAAACACTATCTACCTTTAAAAATGTACCTGCTGTTATATTTCCTGTTGGAAATTTAATTTGATAAGACTGTCCTGCACTATGAGGTGGACTAGTAAGTTTAATTCCATGGCTGTTAGATTCACAATTAAGTTGCAATGTGCCTGGATTATCATTACCACCAGCCTCAACAACACCTGTTCCATTTGGATATAGTTTTACGTTTCTGTTAGAAACTGTAACAATGTTATTGTCATTAGTATCTAAATTTCCACCAAGTTGTGGTGTTGTATCTTCTACAATATTTGAAATACCTAAAGCTATTGTATCAATATTAGGGTTAGTGCTATCACTTGCAGTTGCAAATACTATAGCATCACCTTTATCTGTTGCTGAAAAAGTAAACGAGTCTCCTGAACCAGATGCATATTTAAACTGAACCGTATAAGCACCTGATGTTGAGTTTCTTAAAAAATAAAAAGTTTGAACATCTAAAGGTATTGTTACAATTTGATTTCCTGTAATAGTCCCTGTAAACTCAATCATTCTATGAGAAAGTTCTGCACCAGTTGACCCATCAGAAACTGCTAATGCAGTTGTTTGAGCACCACCTGCTATAGATTTAGCAATATACCCACCAGAAATTTGTTCTATAATTTGTAAATTTGTATTAGTCTTTGTACCCCACGTACCGGCGTTTTCACCAGTTGCTTGAAGTTCTACCCCTAAAGGTGTAAATGTAGATGCCATAAATTATCTCCTATGCAGCGTCACTATAACTTGTATTTGATCCAGTTGCAACATCCGAATATGTATCATTCGAACCCGTCGAAACATTACTATATGATGTATTTGAGCCAGTGTCAATATCACCATATGCAAAGATATCTACAGCCCCTATACTTGTGGTTATAGATTGACCTGTTAATCCAACAATAATATCTGTTAAAGATACAGAGCCAACACTAGCACTAAATGATTGACCAGTTAATCCTAGACCCTCTTCTATTGTTAGAGAACCCACAGATGCTGTAGCTGATTGACCAGTTGGTTGAGCCACAGCTCCACCTAATCCGACAATAGTTCCTTGACTAAATGTTGCTTCTAATCCAGATAACTGAACTACATCATTTGGTATTGTAACACTACCGACACTAGCGGTGAATGATACTCCTGTTAATTGTGCTTCTTGTGAAGAAATACCTTGTGCAGTTCCTTGTGCTGATGTTATTGATACACCAGAAAGTATAGCTGTTTCGTTTGGTGCTTTTGCTGTTCCTTGACTTGCGGTAAATTCTTGGCCTGTTAGACCAATAGTCATGTCATTAACAGATACGTTAGAAGTAGCAAACGTTGCTTCTTGACCCGACAATCCTACCTGCATGTCCACCACAGATACTGAACCAATCGAGAACGTAGCTGATATTCCCTCTACTATAACAGGGATAAAAGCTTCACCTTGTGATGATGTTATTTCAAAACTTGAAGGTGTAATTATTTGGTCAGGTACATCTACTGAACCAACATTAGATGTAATTGATAAACCCGTTGGAAATATTGTTACGTCTTTAAGTTCGCCCCACTCACCATCGTTCCAAGCTTGTGCACCCCAACCTACTTTTAAAGTTGTGGCTTCGTTCCAATTAGCCTGATTCCAGGTTAATCGGCCCCATCCTGAAGATACCGACATGGTCGGCCTCCTATGCTAATCTGATGATCGCGTTACTTGCGTCTGCTGTTGGAAACTCAATTTTAAAAGTTCCATTACTAGCTGTTTTGTCACCACCAAATGCAATTACACAAACAGCATCAGTTGTGCCTGAACCACCATCTGTTGTTGTATTGTAAATTAATGCACCATTTGCAGTGAAAGATGCAGATGAATAAGTGACATCTGAAAAGTCTGTGAAAGCTGTTGTTGAAGATAAAGACACACCAGAATTTGTAAGAGTCGCTCCACCTGCAGTATATGCAGATCCAGATGTGTTTGTAATTTCATTTGATGTTGAATAATCTGTTGTAGCAGCACCTAAAGATGCTGAACTTGTAAATAATGCAATCTTAAAAGTGTGTCCACCTGAAGATTCAAAACTATGTTTGCCTTGTAAAAGCTCTTGTTTAAAGCTTGAACATATTGCTGATGATATTGCCATAACTTATCTCCTATTACGGTGAAGACGACTCAATTTTAAATCTGACAGCTCCGTCAGTGTAATCATCTCGTCTTCTTCTACCTGTTTGCTCAATTGCAAACTTCTGTACTTCTTGTTTATATTTATTTTCGTATAAAGTCAACATATCTACTGGACCTTTTAAGAATCCATATGCCTCTGATAAACAGCAATATAATAAGCCGTTTGAGAAATTCATACTAATATAATTAGTATTATCACCCTCTAAAAGATCAGGCCT